GTATTGTGAAAATGTTTTCATGTCATAGTCCTATGGATATATTTAGCACAATCAACTTTTTGGTGTGTCTGCGGAATCTCGATTCAACAGCCGGGTTAATAGTTCATTACGGTCCAATACGTGGCCTTGTGCTGTAGGTAAGTTGGCGTCAGAGCCGGTGTCTTGATCCAACTTGAGCTTTTTCATCTGCAACTCAATTATTTTTAATTTTTTGTTAATCTTGGCATTCTTGGCCGTGATAGCATGGCCCAACATTTGGCTAGCCACACCAAAAATCTCGCTGGCATAGCGACTATCTACATTCATACCTAGATCAAGAAGATTATTAAACTCTTTTACTGCCATTGCTGCTAATTCGTCCATTTCTCCGTCGCTGGACTCGAGTCCTCGTACAGCTGGAAGAGCCAACTCAATTTTATCAATACTAGAATCCATATCTTTAAGTGCTTCCTGAGATGCATCAATCATTTGTTTAGCATTGTCGATTGTGATTTCGTCCCCGGGCGATTCAGCTTGCGGGAAGCCAAACAGCTCCTCTAATTTGCGTGTCACGATATTTCCTTTAGTTTACAATTATCATTGTGCCATCTTAATAAATTTGATTTCCCACCTACAATGGTACTACAATGCATACAAGTAAACTTAGGTTTTGGGATATTTTTTTGATTAGCAATTATATTGTCGATAGATGACTGGCGATGCTTTCTCCCCCACATTGGATTATTTTCTCCTTGTTTAACCAAAGATTGTAGTTCTTTACTTTCAATCGAATGAGTTTTATCTTTCCAGTAGCTGTATGTTTTCTTAACTCCTTTAAACTTCGCTGATACTGTACTTGCATGTAGTTTTCTGATAGTCTCGTATACTCTTGAATTCGGAACATACCGGTCGGTTTGTGATGGATTTTTTAAGTTACATAATAACCATACAGCATAAGACATTTTTTTCTTAGCATCGCCTGTTACCATTTTTACTAACAAATGATGGCAAACAAAATGCTCTTTAGCAGTTAACTTAACTATGTTTGATTTATAATTTGTTCCACCGAGTGACTTGGGAATAATATGGTGACGTTCTTTGTAACCAGACAGATGCCTGGTTTTTGCATTGGAAATAATGTTATAATACCATTGAGTATATTTGTTTGGTATAAATGTGGTCATACCGTATTTACCGGCTAACGACTACCATTTCTGAATATTTGGTCCTCATTAAGGACTCTAAACGATAAGCCTTGACGTTTAGCCCACTTCTCAGCAGCTGACCATTTGGCATAGTTGACTGCCACAACTGCACGGTCACGCTGACTTTGCCGGTCTTCTATAACACTTTGTTTGCGTGGTTTGATTTCGATCAATTCGCCCACGGTTTTGCCGTTGCTGCCTTGATAAGTGATCAGGAAATCCGGAACATAGATAGTTTGTTTGCCAGTGAGTGGATGACGATACGGGATTGATACAGATTCGCTGGCCCATTGTAACACATGGTCATTGTCATCACAAAACTTCATGAAATGCCATTCCCAACTGCTTCTATATCTGGGTTCGCGGTTGCCCACATACTTTTGTGGATTCAGTACCTTGTAGATGCCTTGGGCAAACTTTGTCATGATGCAACATTGCGGGCAGTATAATAGTTGGGAGTAACTGCAACATTGGTACCCAACAGTGTGCTGGGACTGCGCATTCCGTTGAGATAATAAGCCATGAAAGAAGTTACTTCAATGGCGCTTTTTCCTTCCACTTGACTCAACAGTGTCAACACCGGAACGTCAATTTCCGCAGAAATTCTAAACAAGGTTGCAGTAAGACTTTTTGCACTGTACTCGTCAGATGACACACTTTGAAAGAAACTGTTGACAGCATCATACAAGTTGGAGTCTACTTCAAGATCAAGATCAAAGAATGAATCAAATACTCTGACTGTAAGATCTATTTTGGGATTGATTTCGTTGACTGAGCCCATTAGAAACCAGGAGGAGTAGGAAAGTTAATGCCACTGCTGTTGACGCCAGGTTGTGGTCTTGCTTGTCCAGCTAGGCCATCACGCTGTTGGCGTAGATAATTTAATCTTTGTTCGTCTGTCACAAGACCAAGGCCGCCGGGAACAAATCCAGATAAAGTTTCCACAGTCACAGTTCTAGTTCCAGTAGGAGTCGTGGTAGTGACTGTACCATTGATTAGATTGTCGCTAGGAACTGCTTCGCCGAGCACTTTCTTTTGCGAATAAAGAACATCAGCTCGTTGTGCGCCGCCCACTGGACTGGCCACAGTACCTGCTTGTAAATCTTGTATGCGTCCTTGTCCCACTTGTAACTGACTCCCTTGACCGGTTGCTGTAGATGTAGATCCTGGCGCACCCAAGAAACTGGGGCGGGTGTCGTACAAGGCTGGATCAGCAAATCCTTCCACGTTGACGTCAGGTCTGCCGGCGCCTATAGCACCAGAATAATATTTAACAGTTTCGTACTGTATGGTCATGGTATTTTTCATGATGCCATCGTTGGAACTGTACTCGTAAGTGTCGTGGTTCCAAGCAGAGATTAAAGGATTAACCAACACATACTCAACAAACTTGTGCTGATCAAAGCCGTAAATTCTTATGTCTCTAAAGAAAGGCGGTTTGCCACTGGCACTGTTGGTGCCGTCACTGTAGCTTTCGCCCACATAACCCCAGTCATTGACTCGGCGGTTGTTTTGGTAGATGTCGCGATTGTTGTAGCTGAATCCAGCTGCATTGTCTTTGCTTTCGCCCAAGGTACCGTTGCTGTTGGGAGCGTTTCCGTACTTTTGACTTGGGTCTTTGTAGTAATAGGAGAAATAGTTGTACCACATGCTGCGAATAAGATCGCCGCCGTCGTCGTGAAATTCAATTTGTACAGGCTCGTAGTCAATCTTTTTTTGTATAACTCGTTTGCGATTATACTGATTGAGTGTGTCTGTGGCTATCTTAAACTGCGGAAGCTGTACAGTTTTTACTAGCACGCCAAGTGTGCTCAGTTGTCCGGCACCGTATATGTTTTGTAGTGGTGGTATATTGGCAGTGTTTATGGTAAAATACGTGTGAAATAAAAATTTCAGACGTGGTGCATTGGCATATCCGTTGGTGCGAAACGCCTTAGAGGCATGTGCATAGTCTCTAAGGGTTTCGTCGTTGTTGTTGCGATATAGGTTTACGCCTTGACCAAATGCCATTGTGCGGTATTACAGTCCGATACCAGATGTTGGGCCAGTTACTACGTCGCCACGGGTACGGCCGACTGGAGTACCAACACCAGTGCCCAACGGTGTCTGCAATGCGTTATCATAGCGCATGGTCAGAGCAATTGTGACTGGCTCACTTGTGCCGTAGTTTAGGTCGCCGTAGTTGGCGCTGGTCAAGAAGCAGCCGTACATTTCCCATGTTTCCAGCACAGTGGGAGTTGAAAGACCGTTGCCGCCATCTAGGATTTCGCACTTGGTCACAAACTTATAGTCAATACCAGAACTGGCTGATGCCTGTTCCATAAAGTCCATTTGCTTCTGTAACTGTTCGCCAACCAGACGCTGAACTTGACCACCTGCATCATCACGCAAGTTAATTGTGATTGTTTCCCAACTGGCTTTGCCAGCCAAGTACATCTTGCTGTTGTACAAGTCAATTGTGATTTCTTCAAATGTTGCTGTTGGACGAGTAAAGTCCATGACTTGTTTGGTTAATTCTGTTCTTGGTGTTGAAACACCAAAGTTTTCAAATATCACTCTAAAGCGATATTTTAGTTTGGGCATTAACAGACCTTGGTTTGGGTTGCTTTGATCGCTCGCCAAAGGCACTGTCATTCTAGTTAGTGATGAAACGGCCATTGTGTATCTCCTATATGCAATTATTTATGATCTTCACGACCAAAAAAATGGGGCCATTTTGAGCCCCATTTTTATTTTACCGCTACCTGCTTATACCACAGCAGAACTAGCTACGTTGCCAGCAGCAATTTCGCCTGTGTTCTTGATACGAACCGGAATGTAGATGAATTCAACTGCCTTGACAGGCTCAATTGCAATATCAACATACAGTTCGTTACGATCGATACGTGATGGTGTGTTGTTGCTCAAATCGCAAACAACCAGGTAATCGTAGATACCACGCTTGTTGACCAAGTCTATCATGAGTCCTGTGAT